CCAACATCTAAACTTGATGATGGAGCTGAACTTGCAACTCTATATCTTTCACCAAAACTATTAACACCAGTAATATTTGCTGCTGTTGTATTAACATTTGATATTGAACCAGCTACAGTATTAACATTAGAAATAGAACCACCTACATTAGTAACATTAGTATTGTTAGATGCTACTGTATTAATATTAGTTGAGTTACCAGCAACTGTATTTACATTTGCTATTGATCCACCAACATTTGTTACATTAGTATTATTTGATGCAACTGTATTTATGTTTGTAGAGTTTCCAGCTACAGCAGTAATGTTAGAATCATTATTTGCAACTGTTGTAATGTTAGAACTGATTGCAGCTACTGTTGAAACTTCTGTAGCTTTAGGAGTTAATCTATGAAAAGTATAAGTATTTAATGTTGTAGTTGTTTCTACAAGTACACCAAATCCTGCTGTTAAAACTGTAGAACCACATCCATTTATTGTTACTGTAGAACCACCTACAGTTCCACTTGATATACTAACAGTTCCTCCAGAGGGTGTTCTTGTACTTGATATTGCTTGTATTGAAACGATTGTTCCTGCACCATCATTTACATCTGGGTTTGTATTTGGAAAACTTGTTTCATTTGCTATAGGAAAAAAACCACCTACATCATCTACTAAATCTATAACTCTTGCATTGATAGCAGCAGTTGTTGCTATGAAGTCATCACTATTAGACCATGATTGACCAGAGTTAATTAATTCAGATGTATCTTTATTTAAAAATCTAGTGTCAGATGCTGATGTTGTATAGAAAGTATTATTGTCTGGTGTATGAGATGCTTGTTCTGAACTTGTAACAATAGCTGCATCTGCAATCTTACCAATCGTTACAGCATCATCTGCTATCTTTGCAGTAGTTATATTAGTATCAGCTATCTTTGCTGTTGTAATTTGTGAGTCTGCAATATGTGCAGTATCAATACTACCATCTACATAATGTTCTGAATCTATACTATCATCTGCAATCTTACTTCCATTAACTGCATCTGCATTTATTTTTGCAGTTGTAATTCCATTGTCAGCTATTTTAGCTGTTGTAACATTTGCATCTGTAATTTTTGCAGTAGTAATTGCGTTGTCTGCTATTTTAGTTGTAGTAACTGCATTAGCATTTATTTTTGCTTCGGTAACTGCATTAGCATTTACTTGTGATGCTTGAACTGCATTGTCAGCAATCTTTGCATTAGTAACTGCATCATCTGCAATTTTAACTGTAGTAACAGAACCATCTGCTAATGTTATAGTTGTAACAATTCCAGTTGGAATTGCGTTATTTGTTTTAGATAATATACCAATATAAACTCTTGAAATAGAACCTGATGTAAGAGTTCCAGAATCAAAGGTAACATTGATTGTTGTGTTTGAAGAAAATGAAGATGAAGCTATTGTTCCAAATAAAGTATTAGCTGAATCTATAATTTTAATTCTTCTACCTGCATGATAGATTGCACTTACATCTACACCATTGATTGTAAAAGAAGTTGCTGATGCGTAAGCTGCTGTGTAAGCACCATCACCATCACCATATTCTACCCATTGTGCATCATTGAACCACTCTCTAGTATTCTTCATCAATGCTCTGATTGCATTGTTTAGATTAGAGGGTAGCATTCCTTCTGCAACAGAAATACCATTTAATGATGTGTTACTAGCTTGTGTTGTTGAATAATCTTTTATACCTGCCACTTTAATCTCCTATAAACCAAGAATATGCTTTATTGTTTTCTTGGTTCTTTTCATTTACCAATGTGTTAATAGCTTCTTCAATCTGTCTTTGAAAGAACTCTTGAGTTTCAAAACTGTATCTAACATTATCTATATCACTTTTATCTGTCATCGCAACCCTCCTCTTGATGCAACTAAATCAATTCCTTGAGCATCTTTCCAAACTCCACCACTAGGTATTTTTACATTAATTTTAACATATCTACCTGATTGTCTTACTGGATTTATACCTGATGTATTCATACTTGATACATTTGATACAGTTGGGGTGTCAGCAAGTTTGTTTTTTGTAGAAATTGTAACTGTAGCTTCCGCATCAACTATTGGTCTAATTCCTGTTATATTTGATCTTAATCCAGGAAACAACTCTAATTCTGAAGTTTCTATTTCACCAATGTTATCAGTACCTGAAAAAATAGCAGCTTTAAAATTATTATCTATTGCACCTAATAATAATTGTCCACCATTCCAAAAGTCTGTATCTAATGCAATATTAATACTATCTAAGTTTCCAGATATAATATCCATTAATTCAACTGTATAAGCACCAACGAATTGTGAAAATATTGTACTAGCACTAGTTTCGGCAGTTGACCATTTTTGAGTTGCATAATTATAAATTAAAACTTTATCACAGATACCAGTTGTATTAGCTGTATCTGATGCACTTGGATATAACCATAAAGCTAATTGATTAAATGGATCAACCGCTGCACATATTCTATCACTAAATGCTTTGTTTAAATCTGTATCAAAAAATCTATTTACTTTCTCTGCACCAATTGAAACTACTTGATCTCCATTTAATTCAAAGAATCCGTCATCCGCATAAAAAAAGACTCTACGATTATCTTGGCAAACTGTTCTTCCATATACAGCTCCTCTATTCGGTGAGATTACTGAAAGTCTAAATACTGTTGCACCACCGACATAGTCCATACGAACTATTTGGTTTTGTCTGAATATGTAAGAAATCTCTCCTGATGTTATATGTGTAATTTGTCCACCTGATCCTGGTAGGTCTTGCAAGTCTGATTGTTTAGTTCCAGCTTCCCAAGTTGTAATATCATTAATTCCAGACCATTGTATTCTGTTAGATTATTTGTGTGATTACCTGTTACTAAGAAATCTCTAATCACACCTGAAACTTTAAAATTTGGTACAGTACCACTTGTTCCAATTGTAGATAAATTTGCAAAGTTAGTAGATGTACCCATTAAATAATATTGAGGTGCATCTACACCATTACTTGCAATTACATAATTACCAAATTGTGTGAATGTCCAAAAGTCTGAATTTGTTCCTGTCAAACTTCCTTTTCTTGAAGTAAAAGCACCACCATCTAATTGATAAATATCTGTATTAGTTGCAACAAAATTAAATACAGTATTAGAATTATCTCTAAAAGAACCAGCACCTCTACTATCTTTTGAAATATTATTTGTTGAATAATTAACTAATGAAGGAAATCTTTTATAAGATTGTCTTGCGAAATACACATTGTTAGCTACATTAGCACCAGGATTATTATGTTCTGGTTGATCTGGTAACCATTCGCCAAAAGGTATTTGCATTATTTTCCTACTTTTTTAATAGCTTTTTTATGAGCTTTACTAAAACTCATTCCTTGTATCATTTCTTTAAGCATTATACTCATGTGTTTTTTACTATGATGAGGAGAGTGTTTTTTTATTAATTTTTTTTCTCTTTTATCTATCATGTTGTTTATCCATTATTACTTGTTATAATTCTTGATACATCATTAAACGCACCAGAAACAGTTACATCACCTCTTTGTTGTAAAGGTGCATTACCATATTGATCTTCTCTGTCATTTCTCTCAAGTCTTTCAAGAGATGTTACATATTGTTGTTGCCATTGTTGGACTTGTCTTGGTTCAATACCACCTAAAAAATTAGCAGCATGATATAAAGAACCATATAAATAAATTGAAGGGTGATTAGATAAGATATAATTAGAAGTATTTGAATCTGATAAAGCAGTAAATTCTTTATAATAATTTATAACTCCTGTGTAAGAGCTTGAAGGGATTGGAGCAAATCTAAAATTATCACCAAGTATTGTAAATGTTCTTGGCATTCCAGTAGTTGAGCTACCTCTAATTTGATCCATTTGAGCAGGTGTAATATATTCTAAAGAATGTTTAGTTCCACCTTCTAAAATATAAAAATCTCTAACTTGTAAAAATCCTGTTGGTAAAGTTTCTGTTTCAGAATCAATAGTAAATGAAGCATTTGATTCTATCATTCTACCAATTCTTAATTTAGAATTAAAATCTTTTTCAGCTAAAACAATAAAATCTTCAGCTATCTCAGTTGTAAGATCAGTTCTGTTTAACCAGTTTGCTATTGATGTTTTTAAATTTGCGTAAGTTGCTAATGCCATTATAATTTACCTTCTGCTGTTTTAAAATATTGAAACTCATTACTATTTAATTTTGTTTTTAATATTTTATTTTGAACTTCTCTAGGAAGTGCAAACCAATTATTATCACCATTATACTCTTTTGCCCAGACACTTAAAGCTAAAGTTGGAATACTAGCTACTCTTTTTAAATCTCTTGATTTTGAATAACCATCATCTTGATTTAATAATATTTTATTATGTTTTAAATGAGGATCTATATTAACTTCTTCATTTATAACAATTTCTTTTTCCATTTCGTCTAAAGAAAATGTTTCTTTTTTTAGACCATCAATAGTTACATCTTTTTTCATCTGCCTTGACCTTTGTATCTAGTTAGTTTCTTTTGAAGTTTTTCACTTTTGTTTAAAGATTTTTTATGACAACCAGGTCTTTTTGGTGGTTTATCTCTTGGAACAAAGTGAGTAAACTTTTGTTTAGCCACTAAGCACTCATTTCAGTAACATATACATTTGTAGATGAACCATGAAATACTGCAATCTTTTCGCCAGGTGAAACTTTTAACAT